CAAAGGTCAATGAGCGTCAGGAATATCAGACACTCGATGGCACAGCTTACAAAACCACAAACATTTCAGGCACATTCGCATTATCAATGTTGGCTGACTGGGGCAAGGCAAACTCAGTTTGTGAGGCTCTATGGACAGCAGCAGAAACCGCTCCAGACACAGACATTTCAATTACTCTTACAGCTGCAACAGGCGCACAATTTGTGTTCCCAGTAAAGCCAGAGTTCCCAACAGCCGGTGGATCAGGAATTGATGCACAAACTGTTGATTTTGAATTTACTGTTTCAGGTGGAGCAGTAACCGAAACATTTAGTTAAGAAATAGAACCGGGAGCAAAAAATGAAGTTAGCACTTACAATTACATATAACTCAGGCGAGGAAGTGACAGTCGTTGCCCAACCGCCTGAGTTTGCTCGTTGGGAAAAGGAAACAGGAAAAGTCATAACTAACTGGTCGAAAGATGGTTATGTTGGAATGTGGGATATGTTGTTTTTATCTCATAGTGTTCTTAAAAGAACATCTGATAAACCTGTTAGACCTTTTGAAGCTTGGATGGATATCGTCGATAGTTGCAAAATTGCACAAGTCGGTGATGCAGACCCAAAAGTCATCCAGCAGGAAGCCTAAGCAGATTATTGGTTGAGTTGGCAATAGCCACACAAATTCCAATGAGCGAATGGGTTGACGCAGACGACATTTTGACAGCGATAGAAGTATTGGAGCAGAGGTATGGCAAGTGAAACAATCGCCTACAATAAAAAAGACCTGCGCGATATTTACAAGGCTTTCAAACTTATGGATGAACAAGCTACTGATGAAGCACGCCGTCAATCTGCTGCTCTGGCGTATTTTGCATCTGAGGAAATTAAGCAATCAGCTAAAACAAGAACAAAGGCTGGCAAGGTTGCGGAGAGAGTCGCGGATGGCGTCAGCATCAAGAAGTCAAGCAAGATCGGTGAATTCAGTTATGGATTCGCACGCCAAAAATTTTCAGGTGGTGCTACTACGCAAACCCTATGGGGTGGTATTGAGTTTGGTTCAAATAAATTCAAACAGTTCCCTGCATATTCTGGGCGGTCGGGTCGTGGATCTCGCGGATGGTTCATTTATCCAACCCTTCGCAGAATTCAGCCTGAATTGATTAACAAGTGGGAACAAAGTTTTGATCGCATCATTAAGGAATGGGTCTAATGGCAACCGGTAATCGCACATTAAAGTTATCAATTCTTGCTGATGTTGATGATCTAAAAAAGAAATTAGGCGAAGCTGATAAAGCCGTTGAAACTAACTCGAGCAAGATTGCAGAGTTTGGAAAGAAGGCTGCTGCTGCTTTTGCCGTAGCTGCTGCTGCTGCCGTTGCCTATGGCACTAAATTAGCCGTTGATGGGGTCAAGGCTGCGATCGAGGATGAACAGGCACAGTTAAGGTTAGCCAATGCCCTAAGACAAGCCACAGGCGCTACTGATGCCCAAATAAAGGCAACTGAGGACATGATCCTAAAGACTAGCCTTGCAACTGGTGTTGCCGATGACAAACTTCGACCAGCCTTACAGAGATTGGCAGTATCTACAAAATCAACTGAGGAAGCCCAAAAGTTATTAACCCTTGCTTTAGATATTAGTGCTGCATCTGGTAAAGATTTAGAAACTGTTTCAAATGCTTTAGGTAGAGCCCAAGATGGTAATCAAGCATCACTTGGCAGATTAGGTCTTGGATTATCTAAGGCTGAACTTGCCACATTATCATTCACCGAAGTCCAAGCAAAACTTGCTGAATTGTATGGTGGCGCAGCAGCTACAAATGCAGAAACATTTCAAGGAAAGATTGACCGCTTAAAAGTTGGATTTGATGAGGCTAAGGAAAGTTTAGGAACTGCATTATTGCCAGCAGTTGAGCAATTTATTACATTCTTAAATGATAAAGGCATTCCAACACTAAATGGATTTATTGCAGGCTTAACAGGAGATCAAGGATTAAGTGCCGGACTTGCTGAAACTCAAAGAGGTGCTGAGTCATTTGGCAGGGCTATTGGTGTCGTGGCTGGAATAGTTTCAGGCTTTATTACATTCCTGCGTGAAGCAATTGGTTTAGTCGTATCTTTAGCAAATGAACTCATTAGAGTGGTTAACATAATTCCTGGTGTGAATATAGGATCAATAGCAAATCCTGCTCCATCAGCTAGAAGATCATCTTTACCATCAGTCCCAAGTGGTGGATCAAACTTTACCTATGGCGCAGGAAATCCAGCAGTTACTAACATTTATGTAAGTGCTATCGATGGAGAGGGTGCAGCAAGAGCCGTTGCAAAGGTAGTTAATGATTCAGCTGCTCGAAGCGTGCCATTATTTACTGGCAACGGAATTAGACTTCAATGAGTGTTTTTACACCAGACTGGAAATTAACTGTCGGTGGGGTCGATTATACTGACATAGCAATAAGCGATATTCAGCATCAATCTGGTCGCGATGATATTTATATTCAGCCAAGCCCATCTTATATTCAAATAACCCTTGTTGCCTTAAATGGTCAAACCTTACCTTTTGACATAAATGACAGTTTAGATTTACAGGTCAAAGATAGTTCAAACACTTATGTAAGTTTATTTGGTGGAGATATTACAGATGTGACTGTTGCCGTTGGCGCAACTGGTTCTATTGCAACAGTTGTCCAATACACACTTATTGCAATGGGTTCACTTGTCAAATTAGCCAAAGAAATTTGGGATGACAACATTTCTCAAGATGAAGATGGCGATCAGATTTATGCAATTTTGTCAAGTGTTTTATTAGGAACTTGGAATGATGTGCCAGCAGCTTCCCAATGGTCAACTTATGATGCAACTGAAACTTGGGAAAATGCAGTTAACTTAGGACTTGGCGAAATAGATCAACCTGGTCTTTACACAATGACTGCTCAATCAACCACAGTTAATACAATTTACAATGTTGTATCTGATATTGCTACCTCGGCATTTGGTTATATTTATGAAGCTAATAATGGAAATATTGGATACGCAGATGCAGACCACAGGCAAAATTATTTGCTTACAAATGGTTATGTTGAACTAGATGCAGGTCATGCTTTAGGTGCTGGATTATCAACTGTCATGAGGTCATCAGATGTTAGAAATGACATATACATAAATTATGGCAACAATTACAACTCACAGGTTACAGCTACCGATGCCGCTTCAATTGCCCTATATGGCTACAAAGCCGAAAGCATAAATTCTAGGGTTCAAGGTGCTGTTGATGCTCAAGCTATTGCTGATCGTTATATTGCTCAAAGAGCCTACCCACAGCCAGCATTCCAATCCATAACATTCCCAATAACAAACCCTGAAATTGATAATGGCGATCGTGACGACTTATTGGGTGTATTCATGGGAATGCCAATTGATCTTAGAAACTTGCCAACCCAAATATCAGGTGGCACATTTCAAGGTTATGTTGAGGGTTGGTCATGGAGCACCCGGTTTAATGAACTGTTTTTAACTATCAATGTTTCCCCAACTGCATTTAGCCAAGTGGCGATGCGTTGGAATACCACGCCAATAACAGAGGCTTGGAACACAATCGACCCAAGTTTGACTTGGGAGTACGCTACAATAGTCGCATAGGAAAAGGATAAAATGGCAACTACTACTAATTACAGCTGGAGCACTCCAGACGATACCGCGCTGGTCAAAGATGGTGCAGCAGCGATTCGATCACTTGGAACTGCAATTGATAGCACAGTATTTACAAATGCTGGTGCAGCAATTAACAAAACTATTGTTGATGCCAAAGGCGATCTTATTGTCGCCACAGCAGCCGACACAGTTTCAAGGTTGGCAGTCGGTGGAACTAATGGTCATGTTTTAACAGTAGATAGTGCACAGGCTACGGGATTAAAATACGCAGCAATTACTCTTGATCAGAATTGGTCGTTATTAAATGCTGGTGGCACAGCATTAACTGGTGCTGCAACAGTAACCGTTTCTGGTATTTCTGGGAAAAATGCAATTATGGTTTTAATTGATCAAGCATCAAGTGCAACTCAAGGTTCAATTATGAGAGTTAGATTTAATGGCGATACTGGCTCAAATTATTTAAGTTATGGTTTTAAGATACTTTTATCAAACGCTTACAACGGTGCTAATTTCAATATGAATAGACAAGATGATACAGGAGTTAGATTTGCTACAATGAACAACATTGCTGGTGGTTTAACAAGTGGTTACGTTTTATTGCAAGGATGCAACTCTGCTGGAGTCAAACCTTTTCAATCAGCGGGTGGTGGAGAAAATACTGGCGGTGCTGGCGATAATACTCAACAATTGATAACTTCAAATGGAGTTTATACAGGATCAAGCACAATTTCATCTGTATCAGTATTTTCATCAACTGGAAATTTAGATAATGGCACAGTTTATGTTTACGCAACCGCATAAGGAGATATGATGAAAATTATTGAAAAAATATTTAATGTTGAAACTGGCGAAGAAACAATTTTTGAAAGAGATGAAACTTCTGCTGAAAAAAAGATTAGAGAACAAGATGAAAAAGAATTTGCCGCAATAGAAGCCGAAGCCAAAGTTAAAGCAGAACAACGACAAGAAATTCTTGATCGTTTAGGTTTAACTGCTGACGAAGCAAAATTGCTACTTGGCTAATGAAGCCTTGGTTATCTAAAGCTGCTGAAACTTTTAGGGATCAGGTAAATGACTGCTTCCCTGATCGCAAGCGCACCGCTGATGGATGGATTGGTGATGCTCGCCATTCAGCCAGAATCAGTCAGCACAACCCGAATGAACAGGGTGAAGTATGTGCCATCGACATTGACGCTCGCCTATCTGACCAAGAAGGGCTTAGTTTCGATTTGGCAGATCAGCTTCGACTCACAGCAAAAAAAGATAAGCGTATTTCTTACATAATCCACGCTGGTAAAATTGCTAGTGCTAAATCGCTTTGGAAATTCAGAAAATACAGAGGCATAAACCCACACCATAAGCACATCCATATTTCATTCAAACCAAATCAAAATGGCAAAAAGTTCGACATCCCACTACTGAAAGGCAATTAATGAAACTATCTAAAAAACACAAAGCAGCAATTAAGTCATATTTGAGAGCTGTCGCAGCTAGTGGAATTACAGTTGCCCTAGCAATAGTGGCTGACATACATCCAGCTTATGCAACTATGCTTGGTGCAATTGTTGCGCCTATTGCAAAGGCATTAGATCCAAAATCAGGGAGTGAAGCGGATTATGGTCTTAGCGAAAAATGACACCGAACGAATTGGTCGCATTTGGCGTTGGCGTTATAAGTATCGCAAGCGCTTTATTGCTGGCTCTACGATGGGTTATTAAAAGTTTTCTAAGCGAACTTAAACCCAACTCAGGCAGTTCAATGAAAGATCAAATTACTAGACTTGAACAGCGTGTTGATGATCTGTTCACCTTAATCAGTAAGCGATAATTTTGCTATGGCGAACACACGGAAACAACCTAAACGCAAAAAAGTTAATCGTCGTCGCGTTCGCCAAACTCCTGAACCCTTAAGTAAATTAGATCAACATTACATAGCCTTGCATTCTTGCTATAAAGCAGCTAGAAAAGCAGGCTTCACCGCCGAGCATGCCTTTTGGCTCATGACAGAAGGAAAAACATTTCCAAATTGGATCGTAGGTGATGGCGGCATCATCCCAACAATAGATCCAACTGACGATGAGGATGACGATTAAGCGATACTTAGTAATAAGTGATTTGCAAATTCCTTACCACCATGAAACAGCTGTTAAAAATGTTATTAAGCTGGCTAGAAAAGAAAAGTTTGATTCTGTTTTATGTGTTGGTGATGAGATCGATTTTCAAACCATTAGCCGATGGGCTGAAAAAACACCTTTGGCTTATCAGCAAACCCTTGACGATGATCGCAAGGCGACTCAAGATATTCTTTGGGCTTTAACCGAGCATTCAAAAGAAGCTCACATAATTAGATCAAATCACACAGATAGACTTTACAACACCCTATTAAAAGTCCCGGGCTTAATCAGCCTACCTGAATTACAATACGCCAAGTTCATGCAGTTTGATGATTTAGGTATAACTTTCCATAAGCAATTTTATGAATTTGAAAAAGGCTGGATCTTGGCTCATGGCGATGAAGGCAACATGAATCCTAACGCTGGACAGACTGCCTTAAATCTTGCCAAAAAGGCAGGAAAGAGCGTGGTTTGTGGTCATACCCATAGGTTAGGTATGTCAGCCTACTCAGAGGGGCTCTACGGGGCTTATAGACCCCTTTACGGGCTAGAGGTGGGCAACCTTATGAACCGAGCAAAAGCATCTTACACAAAAGGCTTGGCTAATTGGCAAATGG